CTAGAAATTAAGGTAACTTGCTAGTTTTTGGGTGGCTTCGTTCTTTTGTTTTGCAGTGACTGCCGTGTAAATATCTAAAGTCGTTCGATAGCTTGAATGTCCTAGCTGATCCTGAACCGATTTAACCGAAGCACCAGCTTCAAATGCCAAGGTGGCATAGGTATGCCGAAATGCGTGGACGGTTACGTGTTTTAGATCATATTTCGTCAGGGTATGTTCAAGCCATTTGCGCGGCTTAGATGGCTGAAACATCTCATTATTTTCATTGGCAAAAACATAATTGTTGCTATGATTTACGTTAAAACCAAAACGGATAAGATATTTCTTCTGTTCCAATTGCCACCGTTGCAAAATTTGCACTGTTTTAGGGTCTATGAAGACAGTTCGATTACTTCTGGCAGTCTTGGGTGTCTGCACCAGTAAACGAGCCATATCGCCTCGAGACTGTGTTTTATTGACGCTTATGGTGTGATGAACAAAATCAATATCTGACCATTCCAAACACAACATTTCTGACTTTCGCATACCGCTAAATGCTGCCAAACGGAAGAACACACTAGCTTGTGGCGTATTGTCGTCATCATTCAGACACTCAAAGAAGTGTTGCAATTCTGACTTATCAAAATAATTCTCTAAGTTTTTGCGCGAACGATCATTCTTATTCACCGGAACAATAACCCGTTTTGCAGGGTTCTCACTGATTAAGTCAATATTGATGGCATAATCGAGAACCTTAGCAACGTAGTTCATAAGCGTATGATACTTGGCTAATCCCTCGTTAAACCATTGGTTGATTGCTTTCTGACAATCTTTAATGGTTATTTGAGCTATGCGGTACTCGCCAAATACGGGCAAAATGTGTAGGCGAAACATTCGTTTGGTAGTTGCCCAAGTGCTTTCTTTAACGGTATGCTGATATTGTGTAAACCAGAGTTGATAGATGTCACTAAAAATAGAATTATCATTCTTTGCGGGAAGTCCATGGTTGTAAACATCAAGCTCAAGTCTTGATAGTACAATCTGGGCTTCTTTTTTTGTCTTGAATCCACGACGACGGGTAGTTTTTTTCTTACCAGTTAGTGGATCAGTGCCTAAATATATTTGAAATTGATAACGGGTATTCCCGTCCTTGTCCTGATACTTCTTGATTGCTGCCATATATAATTTCCTCCATAACGTACCGTGCGGGGGCAGTGTTATGTAAGAAAACAATTATTAAAAGTATATGTGCAAAAAATGGGACTCGCTGGTGTTTGAATAATTAAAAGAGAAAGTACCTTGTGTTGAAAATTCAGAATTAATAAACGCGTTGAAGTCGCAAAATATATCATTATTTTTATCAAAAGAGCTCATTTCGTAATGACAGTTAATAATCAATTCATTTAATATGCTTCTCAAAGTTCGCTGTTGATTTCCCAAAATCAAACCGCCGATTGCTAAATTTGGATCTTTTTCCACTGATATTATTATTTTGTTCAGATTTTGGTTTTTTATATTCTGAAAAAAATCTATTTTAAACGTGGAATTGGTAATCAGATCAAAATTGATTGGAACAATATAGGAAAAGACTATGCTGCTTATCTCGTTACGAACCTTCTTTTTTTCAGAAGTTGGGGGAAGAATGGAATAGTTAGTAACGGCAGGCGCTAATAAAGTGGAGACAGGACACTCTATAGAATTAGCGATTAGTTTTAGTGTGGAAAGTCTGGTATTATCAGGAATTTCATCGTTTTTTATGAGCCTGGCAATTGTAGCTTTAGATAATTGTGTATCATTTTGCAAATCCGTAAATGACATATGAAGTTCAAGCATGCGTGACCTTATGGGGTTCAATTTGAATGCCTTCTTTCAGTTTTTTATAAGAAACCTATCTGAATAAATGGTATCACATACTTGACTTCAAATGAACAACTATGTATCATAAGTTCAGTTAAAGAAACCAAATATGGTTTTTAGTTTCTTTAATAAAACCGTAGGAGGTGGCAAAGATGAATAACGAAAAAAATCAGTGGCTAACTTATCATCAAGTAATGGAAGAACTAAATATTGGCAGCATGAATACAGTCTACAAGATGATTAATGACGGATTAAAGGTAACTAGCATTGGTAGACTAAAGCGTATTGAACGTAAAGAGCTGGATAAGTATTTAGCTTCAAAAACAATTTAAATTGCACCGTGCGGGGGCAGAATAAACTTAAGGAGGTGATCCTATGAACTTAGTCAGTTTACTGTTGGTCGGTTTCCTTGCCAGTTATTTTCTTGGCATTGCTACGGCGTTAGTTGGAATGAAGAAAGCATAAAGATACGAGGCAAGAAAAATGGGAAAACATACAAAAAAAGACCTACTTAGCTTTGGTCGGCAGTAGGTCAGGCAGATTGCAATGTATGTTTCCCCTTAATTCTAACACGAAAACACGTTTTGGATAAAGGAGAAATTTAAATGCGAGAAATTAAAGATATTGATGAACTGACAGAAGAAGCAGGAGACATTTGCAATGCCTTACGTGGTCTAAAGAAATATATTGATTTTATCTTGTGTGAAGCGTCAAAAGATGATTCTGGAGAGGTTAGTGGCTTGGTCACAACGATCGTTTGTCTTGCTAACGCTCACTATACGGATATGGATAATTTTAATATGTTTGGTGGCGATAAACAATGAAAGAATTTGCTTCGTTGTATGCGGCGCTTGACTTAGTTGAAAACGGATATGAAATTTATCCTTTATCAGCTAACACTAAGACACCACCTAAGGGCCACCATGGCTATTTAGAAGCCACTAGAGACCAGAACATCATTGTGGACTGGTTTCAAAATAACCCAGATTATAACCTAGGCTTGCGATTAGACACGTCAAATTTATTGGTGGTTGATGTTGATATTCACGATTCTGCTAAGAATGGAAAAGATAGCCTGATGAAATTACAGCGCCAAGGCAAGACACTTTCACCAGATACGTACATTGAAAAGACAGCTAGTGGTGGTCTCCACTACTTCTTTAAGTATACCGGAGACAAGGTGCGCAAGGTCGATAATTGGCCTGGCATTGACCTGCTAAGTGACTTCACGGTGATTGCACCCAGTGAGATTAACGGCAAACCGTATGCACCCTTAGGTGGCCGAACCTTGGCGGATATTAAGCCGGCTCCTCAATGGCTAGTTGATAAGTTGGCGGGGCAAAAAGTGAACTGGCCGTCAGAACGCGCCTATGCTACACGCCAAAAGAAGTATACCGGTCGCTTGTTAGATGAAATGGTAACCGGGACAACCCAAGGTAATCGCAATGCTTGGTTAACTAAAATTGCCGGTCGTATGTTTGGCGTCGGTGCTGCTCCCAAGACAGTCTATAACATGCTGTCAGTGATCAATGATTCGTTCGTTGATCCGGCACTACCAAGCAAGGAAGTTAATGTGATTTTTCAATCCATTTTAAAACGAGAGAGTAAGGGGGTTCATTAATGGGCAAAGCAATGGATTTACCAGCAGAGACCCGAGAAGCGGCCAATAATGTTATAAGAATGCAACGTGATGCTGATTGGCAGAATGATTTTAAAAAGAATTCAGACGATGTTATCAAAACTAAGTCCCTATATAATATCCGTTTAATTATGGAGCATGACGAAATGTTAAAAGGACTAGTTGTCTTTGACGAGTTCTCGGAGCAAATAATTAAGAATCCACAAACTGATAACTCTTTGTTCAAAAAAGGCTTCTGGAATGACAGTGATGACACATTATTAAGAAGCTATCTTGAAGATCATTACAACCTATTATTTAGCAAAGAGAACATCACGGACGCCGTGGTGACCGAATCTCATCGAAAGAAAATTAATCCCGTTAAAGACCGTATTGAAAAAGTTGTTTGGGACGGAAAGCCACGTGCTGAACGTTACTTCATTGATTACTTGGGTGCCGAAGACAACCACTATACGCGATCTATTACTAAAACGTGGTTGACGGGTCTCATTGCAAGAGTATATGTACCTGGAGTTAAATTTGAAATTGTTCCTATTCTTGAGGGAAGTCAGGGATTAGGCAAAAGTACAGCCAGTCGTAACCTATACCCGGATAAGTTTAATGACACGCTAAAAGGAATGGGGAAGCAAAAAGACGATTACCAGCAATTGCAAGGCAGTTGGGTGGTTGAGGTTGCTGAACTTTCCGCGATGAAGAAAACGGATATTGAGGGAATTAAAAATTTCATCAGTGCTCAAGCTGACACTTATCGGAACAGTTATGGTCGCTATGCTTTACCGCACCCTCGTAAATGTGTATTTATTGGGACAACCAATCAATCCGATTACTTGAAAGATGCCACTGGTGAGCGGCGTTTTTACCCAATTAAATGTGGTGTTAATAAGGCCAAGTTAGATGTATGGCACCCGGACGAGAACTTTATTCTTCAAGTTTTGGCAGAAGGTAAGTATTGGTTTGATAATGGCGAACTTTTGTATCTGGATAAGGCGACTATGAAAGAAGCTAAAGCCTACCAAATGGAGGCTGAAAGTGTTGATCCTATGAAAGATGCTGTTGAAGAATTTCTATCCATGAAAGTACCTGTCGATTGGGAAAACATGAGTACCAGCTTGAAGCAAAGTTATGTTAATGACTACGGTCATCAATCTAAATGGTTGCTTAATCAGATCAGCAAAGAACGGAAACTACTGAATCAAACAACAACTCGCGAAATTATGGAAGTTGTTTTCCATAAAACAGTTGATCGTTATTTAACTGGTCGAACAAACTCAGAAGCAAAGCGAATTAAATTGTTAATGGATAATATGGACGGTTGGAAAGCACAACGAATTAGAATGAATGGAAAGTTTCCACATGGCTATGTTCGCGTACAATGATCGAAAATGCTAAGTGTACCACGTTGCACCGGGTAATGAACCACGTTAGGGCACTTTTAAACGTTGTTATATCAACGATTGTCCGGGTGTACCACGTGTACCACGTTAAAACGAAAAGTTTCAGGTACAGGAGGGAAAGGAAAAAAATGAAAGTAATTTATCCAAGTTTGGTTGAACAATCTTTTGATCTTTATGTCAAACGATATGGAACGGTTCCTTCAAACAAAGTAAACAAGTTGAAATCACATATTTATAGTGTCTTGGTGCGAGATGGTGTTTTGAAGCAAAATGGTGAGCCAACTCAAAAAGCAAAAGATGATGGACTGGTTGAAAGCTTCACGCCGAATGAACAGGGGGAGTATGAGCCAGAATCTGTAAGAGATTTAAAACTTATGTATCCAATGTATGCGCAATTCAGTGACAATCACTTCATGAAATCGGGCCAAGGGTGGTTAGCTGACGCTTATGTTATTCGAAGTGTGGCAAATCAAATATTGAATGATTCTAGTAGTGATGAAGAACAACGGCAGAGTGCGTACCAAATGTTGGCACAATTAGACAAATAGTTTTAAGGAGAGAAATAGTTATGAAAATCAGATTAATTGATGTTGATGGGAAAATTGATCAAGCTGACTTGTTCGTTTTACGGGAGCCAAAGGAGGGCGAGCACTTGTATTCACGTAATGGTCGAGATATTTTGATTGTGGATATTTACCAATTTGTTAGAAACACGAAAGAAAATCAACGTGAAGAGCCTGACTTTGTGGCAATGGTTGAATATCAAGAAAACGGAAATCCAGTTTTAACAGATTCATACAGTGAGGCAGAACGAAAAGTGGTTGATTGGCTTAGTCTAGGTGATGACGATGAAGACCTATGATGTATCGCGTATGAAGCACCGCTGCCAATTCGGGGTATATGGTGATAGTGATGAGATTAACCCGAATACGGGTGTTCCCATTCAGCAGTTCGTTCCGCAATTCTCACTATGGTTCGGTGAGTATAGCCAGACCATCAACCAGCAGATTACTCTAACCGGAGACAACCTGACAGATACGAAGATGATTGTGGTACGGCATAATGAGCAGGTCAATCAGCAACAACTGGTTAAGATCGGTGACACCCTTTATCGGGTCAACAACGTAGCCGGTGATGATGAGGTTAACTCATTCGATGTCATCACATTGGTTCGCTACCAGAAGCACGGGTAATAAACGAGAGGTCGTCTTCACGGACGGCCTTTTGTGTATCCAAGGAGATATTATTATATGGCAAAACCTATGAAGCAATGCAACCATGCCGGGTGCCGTCAGTTGGTGCCCTATGACGTCCGTTACTGCGATAAGCACCAGCATAAGGCTAACGCCGAAACCTACCACAAGCGCATGTATGGCGAGCATGAGGGACGCTATCAACAATTCTATAAGTCATCTCAATGGCGTAAGTTGTCCCGGCGATTCCTAGAGAATAACCCTATCTGCGTGAAATGCTATCAAGATGGTGTGATACGTAAGGCTGATGTGGTCGATCATATTGTAGAGTTGCGTGATGATTGGTCCCGGCGACTAGATGAGAGCAATCTCCGGAGTCTTTGTTATAGACACCATAATCAGAAGACTAGACTGGCTAGAGAACAACGGGAACAACAAACTAAATAATCAATGAGTGTCGTGCTGAAAGGTGCGGCGCTTTTTAGTAGAGCTTAATTTTCAGCTGAATTAAAAATGGCTGGCTAAGTTAAACTTAGGTAGTACATCTGCGCAATTCTGCGCAGAACTTTCGGGTGATCTAGTAGAGCGGAATTTTCCGCTGTGCTATCTGAGGTCGCAAGTTACGACCCCAACGCACTAACTTGGTGCATTAGCTGACCCGTTAAGATGACGGGATAGGGTGCCTTCGCGGCTCAATTTTGAGCCCCCAATTTTGGGGAGCTAAGCCGAAAACTAGGCCGAGTTGGACTTGGTAGCCGACAATTCGACCGCGAGTATTCTAAAGTGATTGTAAAGCTTGGTATATCAATGATATGGGGGGGCTATGAATGAACCGATAAGAGCGGTCACACTCCTTTCTGTGCGTAAATTTCCCTTTAAAAGTTTGATTTTTTGCCAATGTTGGCAGAAATCAGAAAATGTCTACTACTTTATGCGAAATTTGCATAAATAAAAAGCCAAGGGGTGAAGCATAACTATATGTAGTGTTCCAGCCGATAACAGCATACTATATATTGCACTTTTCCCTCGAAAGTGTTACTATTTATGTATAATAAACGAATTCCGAATATATGTGCATTTGAGCTACCTCAGCCATGCTGTGGTGGCTTTTTTGCATATAAATTTAGCGAAAGGAGCCCGAAAATGGGTCAAAAGATTAAGCAACTATCAACTCTAAAGAAACATCTAACGAACGAAGAACGCGACCAGCGTAAGGACGCCGAGACTGCCTTGTTTGATTACCCGTCACTTGATTTAACGCCCCCTGATTGGTTGCATGACCGTGCTTTGACCGAATGGCAACGTGTTTCCCCGTACTTGAAAGCTAATACGCCCATCAGCGAACTTGATCGGGCCCTCTTAGCAAGCTACTGCCGGGCTTATGCCACCATTCAGACTTGCGAGAATGACATTCGTAAAAATGGGCTCGTACAAACTAATCAAGAGACTGGCGCCCGTAAGCCGAACCCTTACGTGGCCTTGCAGTCCCAAGCGATGAAGGATTTAAAAGCCATCGCCAACGATTTAGGCATGTCGCTATCTAGCCGGGCGCGTATGGAATTGAATAAACAGAAAGATGATGCGCCGGAAGATTCTTTTGAGGCGATGTTGTCATGATTGAATACGTTGATCAAGTTTTATCGGGCCAAGTGTTGGCTTGTCAAAAGATTAAATGGGCGTGCGAGCGATTTAAACGCGATTTAAGCCGTTCTAAGGAAACTAGCTTCCCATTCTACTATGACGAAGACGAAGCGGCACAGGCGGTTAAATTTATCGAATTAATGCCTAAGACTGACGGTAGCCAACTTACCATGCAACCATTTCAAAAATGGATTATTAGTGAGCTGTATGGTTGGCGTGAAAAAACTACCGGTAACCGCCGTTATGATCGTGCGTTTATTAGTATGGCTAGAAAAGGCGGGAAGACATTTCTAGCTTCTGGTATGGCCGCTAATGGCCTTTTAAGAGAACGTCAGCCCGCCCGTAACCGACAGGTATTATTCGTCAGCAACGCCCTTAAGCAAGCTAAATTGGGCTACGATATGCTTTCAAGTGGTTTACGGCAAGTCCGCAAGCAATCGAAGTACATGCGGCAACGGATTAAGGTACAGAAGCAAGCCATTACTGACTTAGAAACTGATTCGCAAGCCTTGGCCCTTGCCAGTGATACCAGTACGCTTGATGGTTATGCTGGCACAACTGTCATTCTTGATGAGTGGCATGAAGCTAAAGACCGCAGAGTGTATAACGTTTTAAAGTCTGGTCAAGCACAAGAAGACAATTCATTGTTGGCGGTGATTTCAACTTCGGGGCTTAATCTCAACGTCCCCATGCACGCCGAATATGAGATGTTGACGGACGTTTTAAAGGGGAAGATTGAAGCTGACCGCTATTTTGTGGCAATTTGGGAACTGGACGACCGCGAAGAAGTTTACGATCAAGCCAATTGGATCAAGGCCAACCCGTTATTCAGTGAACCACACGTTAAACAACGCATGACGGAGAAAATTCAGGCCGATGTTGACCTTGCCATTAAGCAAAATAACCTCATTCCGGTGCTGGTGAAGAACTTCAATATGTGGTTGCAATCCAGTGAGGATAGTTATATTTCTGCGGACGATTGGGCCACTGGTAAATTAGATGAAATCCCCAATTTGCGGGGGCGTGATGTGTATATTGGCATTGATTTATCAAAAAGCAATGATTTGACCGCGGTTAGTTGGCTCGTGCCAATTGGCAACGGTCAATTTTATTGTGATAGTCATGCGTTTGTTGGGACTAAGTACGGCCTCGATTCTAAGATTAAACGTGATGGTATTGATTACCGATCAATGGAACGGGCGGGCGAGTGTAGTATCACCCGACTAGACAGCGGCATTATTGATTACGATGCGCTATTTGACTATGTACAGCAATTAGTCGGGCAATATGACTGGAAAGTGAAAGCCGTGGCCTATGATCCATACAACGCCCAAACCTTAATCACTAAGTTCGAAAAATTGAATTATCCTTTATTTGAAGTGCGTCAAGGGACGTTGACCTTGAATATTCCCACCCGAAATTTCCGTGATCAGCTGTATGCGGGTAACATTAAACACAATGGCAATCAGATTCTCGCTTATGCGGTCAATAACGCCATCTTGAAAGTGTTGAATAATGGCTGGCAATTGGATAAGGCACGCAATAGCAACCGGATTGATCCGATAGCGGCGTTAATTAATGCCTATGTTGCCGGTATGGACTATTACCAAGAAAGTGAGGCGAGCCAACATGCGAACGAGTATTATGCGACTGCAACGGATCTGTTCTAATTACCTATCTGCAATCCTGCTGATTATGGGGCTGATTCTGCTAGTCGTTGGTGTCGGCGGTTGGTTAGGGTGGTATGCAGCCATCATGCTGGCCGGAGCTAGCCTGATCGTTTTGGCACTACTGATTAATTATGAAGAAAAGGAGGTGAACCCATGAGCATTTTTGTTAAAGCAAGCACCACCAGTGGCACTCATGATCCAGTGGCTGACGCCTTGGTTAGTCTGTCTAGTAATGATCCCTATACGTTTGTAAGCGCGGCGGTTCTACGGAATAGCGATATTTATGCGGCCATTAATATTATCGCCAGTGATATTGCCAGCAACCCGATCGTTTGTGATACGGTCATTTTTAATACCATGATTAATCAGAACCCGAATAGCAATATGGACGGTTACCATTTTAAATATGCCTTGGCGGCCAACCTGCTTCTCAATGGCAATAGCTTCGCGGAGATTTTGCCTAATCACACCCTGAAACTGATTCCAAACAATCAATTGGTGGTTGAGCAAGACGATGTGAGCGGCAAGTTGACCTATACTTATACGCCAACCAGTGGAACGTGTCGTCAGATCGCGCCTAACAACATCTTGCATTTCAAATATTTCACCAAAGACGGGGTATCGGGGATCAGCCCACTATATGCCTTGAAAGATGAACGCCAGATTCAGTCGGCCGGCAACAAATTGCTAACCGGCTTTTTTACTGCCGGCGTGCACGGCACCACCATCGTTAAATTACACCAAACGGACTTAGGCAAAGAAGCCAAAGAAAACGTCCGAAAACAGTTTGATGAAACGACCACCGGAGAAAATGCGGTCAATACGATTGTCACTGATGATGGTATGGATATTAGCAATCTGCCCTTAAATACCGATGTGTTAAAACTTGTGAACTCGAATGACTGGACGACCCGGCAAATTGCTAAAGCCTTTGGCTTGCCACCAGAGCGCTTAGGGGTAGAAAACAATCATTCTAACCAAGAGCAAAGTGGCGTGCAGTATCTACAAGGGACGTTACAGCATTACTTTGATAGCTTCACTAGCGAACTATCATTCAAGCTTGGCCATGACTTCACGTTCAATACGGACAAATTATTGAGCCTTGATCCGCAGACCCAGCAAGCCCAAGCGGTGGCTGGATTTACGGGCGGCATTATGAGCCGCAATGAAGCTCGGGCTAAGATTGGCCTGCCACCAACTGATGATGGTGATATTTTCTTAAACTTACAAAAGAATGGAGTGACTAATTCATGAAACAAGACCGACGGTTAACGATTGACGCCGAATTGCGAGCACAAACGCCGCAGTCAGAAACACCCGAAGACGGGCCAGCTGAAAATTCAGCAGACCCGCAACCTAAAGATTCCCAAACAAGCAAGGGGAAAACGATTAGTGGTTATGCCATTGTATGGAACTCACCAAGTAAAGATTTAGGTGGTTTTACCGAGATTGTAACCCCCAAGGCGCTTGATGGTGTCGATTTATCAAACGTTCTTATGCTCAACAACCACGACTACACTCAAGTGTTAGCCAGTGTCAAGGCAGGCACGCTGACGCTAGAAACGGACGATAAGGGGCTACATTTCATCGCCCAGTTACCGAATACGTCGTTTGCTAATGATGTCTATGAAGAAGTTCAAAGCGGGAACGTTGATTCCTGCTCGTTTGGCTTTGATAGTGATGATGATACCGACGAATGGACTAAAGATGACGATGGCAATATCACCCGAACCATTAACCAAGTCAAAAGCCTATTCGATGTGTCAGTAGTGGCTGTTCCTGCTTACGACGATACGAATGTACAAGTTGATACGCGTAGTTACGAAAAATTTATCAATCAAGAAAAGGAGCCTGATAATATGGCAAAGCAAACAATTATTGATCCAAACACGAATGAAGATGACAACAAGACCGGTGTTCCTGCCTTTGAAGCTTATGTACGAAGCCACGGTGAAACCCGAGACGGCTTGAATACGAGTGGTGCCAGTGCGGTTATTCCCAAGGAACTCATTACCCCCGTTTTCCAATTAAAGCAATCCACCTACAATCTCGCCCAATATGCGACGGTTAAGCAAGTTTCTAGTGGTTCTGGGACTTATCCTATCTCGACTAGTCGACAATCAGCTGTACTGGCTACTAAGGAAGAACTAGCTGATATTGCGGACGTTAACGCGAATATGTTTACGGAAGTGCCATTTGATGTGAAAACTCGGGCGGGTAAGATTGCCTTATCTAACGAGGTCGTAGAAGATGCCGAAGTGGATATTGTGAGTGAAGTTAAGGCCCAATTACAACAACTCGTTGATAATACGGACAACACGCAAATTATGGGTCTGCTTACGGGTACGAACTTTGCCAAGGCCACTGCTACTGGAATTGATGATCTCAAGAAGATTTTCAATGTGACCTTAGACCCTGCTTTGAGCAAGATGTGGTTAGTTAACCAATCCGGATTCAACTATCTTGATACCTTGAAAGATAGTGAGGGTCGTTACCTATTGCAACCTAATCCAACGGCGCCAAGCGGCTTTACCTTGTTAGGGGCTCCGGTCGTCATGATCAGTGATAAGCTATTAGCCAACAACGCTGACGGCACATTCCCAATGATCGCGGGTGATTTGTCACAAGCGGTGGCGGTCTTCCGGCGCAACCAAGTAACCGCCCAATGGGATAAGTTCGATCAGTTCAGCCAAGGGTTATCAGTGATCGTGCGGAACGATTATGAAGTGATTGATAAGACTGCCGCGGTCAATGTGTCATTAGGAACCGCAACCAGCGGTAAATAGAAGAACATAAGGGGGAGCCATTTTGGACACCCCCTATATACATAAGTTAAAACTAAGAGGGGAACGAATCGTTACCCCCCACAAAGGAAGTGATGATATGGCTGTGACGGTTGATGATATTAAAACCAGCTTACGATTGGATTTGACCGAAGATGATACCTTAATTCAGGGCTACTTAGATTCTGCTAAGGAATATGTGCAGACCGCCGTTAGCACTACGGCTGAATTAACCCAATATAAGCAGTATGATTTTGCGGTGTCGTTGCTAACACAATTCTGGTATCAAAACCGGGTGGTGGATATGAAGCAGACTCCTTACCAAGTGGTTAGCATGATCCAGCAACTCCGTGGGCTGATAAGTGAAAATGATTAAATTTAATGTTATAATATAGGTGTCCTTGAGTAATTCATTTAATTCATTGTTAGTAAGGGAGCCGCAGATTGCGACTCCCTCTCCTTATACATATATTTGGAATCAGAAAGCGTGATTCCAATGCGACAAGATATTAAAAAGATCTGTAATTTATTAAAAGAGTATGCCAAACTAAAACAGGAAATTCAAACGTTTAATCAGGTATCTAGCCCGGTTTTAAGTGTGGCTCCTAGTCACAGTGGCGGCAATGGCGTTGAAACTAGCCTCATTAACTATGTTGACCTATCTTATCAGTTAAAAGAGGTTGATGACGCGCTAAATTCAATTCATAATCCGCAGTATCAATTTATCCTACACGATTATGTTATTGAGAAACGTTTCACTCGAAACGAGGCTTGCGAACGATTATCCGTTAGCACCAGCAAATTTAATTATATGAAAAACTGTGCGCTTGAATTATTTAGGGTTGCATACATCGAATTAAAGTGTTAAAGTTAGTTAAATTGACATGTTCGGAAGTTATAAGTATCATTCATCTTTGCTATCTATTATTTTCTTAGATGTTAATTCAATTTGGTTACTTTGGTTTGATTCCTAGGAGGATATATATATGCAAAATGGTACTGTAAAATGGTTTAATGCTGATAAGGGCTTTGGGTTTATCACTGGTTCAGATGATAAAGATGTATTCGTACACTTTTCAGCAATTCAAACTGACGGTTTTAAGAGTCTTGACGATGGGCAAAAAGTTAGTTACGATGTTGAACAAGGCGATCGAGGACCTCAAGCGACTAATGTTGTTCCACAATAATTTGTCTAATATTATGAAGAACTGCTTTTGATGGAGCAGTTCTTTTTTTATTAAAGGCATACAGGAAAGCAATGTGATAATATGGATTTTATAGATGTTTATGGCATTAATCACGAAAATTGTACGCTTGTTACACCAACTAGAGAGTACAGTCGAATCAACATATTCATGGATTCAGTTGGGCGAAGATTTGTAGCTATGAGTCCTGATCCTGTACCTAGTAAATATGGCTCAGTAAATAGTCATTGGAAACGTGGCCGGCCATCTGAAGCACCGAAAGATTATTTTTATATTGATAAATAAAAAAACTGTTAACCGATGAAGTTAACAGTCACTGCCCCGCGCAAGTATGAAGCCACCGGAAACGGTGGTTTTTTTGTAAAGTAAGCCAAATGGTAAGCCAACCATTATTTACTAAGCGTTAAAACCATTGCTATCATTGGTGTGTAGGCATTTATAAAGAAGTGGGGGTCATTCCCAGTATACCCAATCATTGTTATCAGTCGTTGTCATAGGGTGTCAAAACCCTTATGACAGCGGCTTTTTTAGTACCTTAGTGTTTTATAGATGGTGGCAGGGTTTAGTTCACATTTTGACAGAAGAACAGAGTATTTGAAAGTTTTAAAATGAGGATGAAAAGTGATGATATTTTTTCAACAACTAATATATAATGGGATTAGTTGAAAGGGGATAGGGGAATATGCTAAGAAAATTGGGGTTGTCTTTAATTGTTATCGGCGGGGTTTTGACTATAGGGACAAAAAATGTGAATGCGGCCTCTTTTGCTTCAGGGGACTCTATAGTTTCTATGACTACTCGCAATAATTATATTCATGATTCAAAATACCGATACCTAGTCACAAAGAAGAATGCAATTGCTTATAAAGCAATTGGTAAGGCACCTGATTATACTGCTAGTGTGTCTATCAGTAAAAATGTGCCATTAACAGTGCGGCAGACGGTTGAGGGAGGACATATTGTTACGGAACCGCAAAGCACGGATAAATTATTTTTAAGTAACGATAAGCAATTTGTATATTCCAGTGATGTAAAATCATTAAGTAAAAAGCAAATTAAAGTGCTGGCTAAGGATTCTAAAAAGTGGTCCTCAAAAATCGGGAAAAAGAGTGTACAGGCGGTCGGTTATTATACTGGCGATGGTTATGAAAAAATTAACGGGTATTTGAGAAATGGTAAAGGTCAGAAAAAAGTTGTCAAAAAAGCGCAACTGGTCCAAAAGGGGATTTCTAAATTCAAGCTACGTTACAATACGACAGTTTATCGTGGTATATCTAACAAAGGCTTAAAGCTCTCACTAAATAACCGGGGGTTAAGCGTTGGATCAATCTATCAAGACAAGGCCTTCTCTTCTACTAGTCTCTCTAAGCAAGTCGCCTTAGGATTCAGTAGTCAGTGTCTTTTGAGAATCAATATTCCAGCCGGGTCCCATGGGGCCTATATTGATCCAATCTCAAAGAATAAAGGTGAGAAGGAGTATTTGCTGAAAGAGGGACAAAAATTAATTGTTACTAAGATTCAAAATGTAAGTTATACGGAAGCGACAAAAATGTACCTGATTAAAAATAAAGGGTCAAAGGTAGTCCAACACACAACTAATAACGTTAAGGGAAACTACAAACTAATTACGCTAAATTTGTTGAATTAA